GATAATCCACCGTTGTATCTTCGACGCGAAATTGCCCCGGATCGCCTTTAACGTGCAGGGTAGTTTGAGGATCTGGTGTTCCGATCCCAAGATTGCCCGATACAACTAGATCTCCGCCAAAGGCTGCGTGATTAATAGTTCCGCCGATTGCACCAGACACGAACCAGTTCACGTCTGATCCTGGTGTACCTTCCTTAAAGAAGGATACAGTGTCTAAGGTTGGGTCTATATTAAGAACATGAATCTCAGCAGATGTGTCGACTCTCATTCCGTACATAGAGTAAAAAGTTCCACTACTAAATAAATCTCCTCCAAAGACTGATGTTCCTCTAGCAGTAGTTCCTCGAGACGATATTGAACCTGAGACAAGGAAGTTTGTATCGGTTCCGGAAACTGTGTTGGATGCTATGGAAATCGAATCATTTCCCGCATCTACAAATAGCATGTGATTATTATTGTCACTTTCTACACGAAAATCATTTGTAGCATGTCCGTCGTCGTTTAAAACTACACCGGCAGAATTTACTGTAAGTGCTAGATCATTTGTATTGTGAATTTTTGTTTGGAAATTTGACTCACCATGATTAATGTGAAATACTTCATTGCTAGCGTGGAGATATAAAGCTTTTGTTTCATTAGGCGATTCTACTATAAAATCAACATCGGCGGCATTATCATTAAAAGTAATTTTATCTTGGGAACCATCTTCTACTATCGAAACAAAAGTAACGCCGCCAGCAACTAATTCCATTTGATCATTAGCCGGCATTCCAATGTATGTGTCACCATCCCCTCGACGTTTTAGATAATCCCTAAAACTTAAATCACCATTAACTGTGAGTGCCTCTACTTGTGTCGGAATTCCACCTGCTGATGTTTCACCGATTGCAACTTTTCCATCACCCCGGACCCTGAACACTGTTGTTATCCCAGATTCCACATCAAATAAATTTGTTCCAGTTCCACTTCCATCACTGGTTACCTTTAGTCCGTGACCTTGACTATTTTGATCATTGTCAATAACAGCCGCATATTTGCCTGAAAGACTGGTGTATAAATCTAAAGCCGGGCTAGATTCAGCTCCTGAAACTACCATGCTTCCTGTTACAATTACAGTTCCATTACCACAATCAGTACCGCTTACAATAATTCCTTGGTTAAACCGCAGGGTGGTGATACCGAAGTTTCTCTTTGTTGCCACAAAAACCTCACAGCGCTATGACACATGCGCAATATATTAAATATCACAGAGGTTATTAATTGGGCCGGCTATTATTATTCAGTGTCCATACAGTATATCGGCTCATTCTTAACAGCATTAAGAAGATTCGGTAAATCTAAGCCGGCACAATCTTTTTTTGACTTAGTGAAATTATAATGATTACAGAATCCATGAAACTTTCCCCTCTCGCAGTCTTTGTGAACACCTGTTTCAATATGCCCGTTTGAATTTTTAGGATACTCTAGAGGAATTCCGTGGCCAATGTGGATAGCCTTCCATAGGGCCTTTAACGCTTCAAGTTGCACTGGGTAAAAATCCAAAAAGGGATCTAATTTCTTTCCGTGAACCCAGGCATTCTCCTGTATCGGCCTCTCCCCGAAGCCATGGTTGACATACCAATCTTGATACTTGAGATAGTACGCATTTGATATCTCAACTCCAATCCCTTTTGTGTTTCCTCCTTCAAATCGAGGTATGCCAGCATGCCATGCTTTATGCTGGGTATCTAGCATCTGAAAGATTGTTCCATCATTATCGATAAGAAAATGAACTGATACCTTGCGGTTATTTAAAACTCTCGCACAAGACTCTGCGCTGAGACATACGTCCCAGTGGTTTACAAAGAATGTCGGTTTTCGATCGGGTTTCCCAGAATAATCAGTGTAGCAACCTTTTTTCGATTTAAACCCACTGGGCTCATCCCAAAGAATGACATTATTCCACTCGATCGGAATAAATGATCCGTTGTGGACAATGTGTTTGTCACCAGAAGTAGATACATGTCTTCTTGACTTGTAAGATGAAATATTTGCCTCTCTCTCTGTCCAAATCCTTCTGTACGTCGCAGGACCCACTAAGCCATCTGCTGTTAAACCATTTTTTTTCTGCCACTTCTGAACTGCTTTTACCAGGTTGACATCAAATTCATCACAGCCGAACCACGCGGGATTCCACCCAAGACTGGCTGCGCTTGAACTATTGTAAAAATCCTTATCCATCTTTATCTGATCCTGTATCCTTGAGAGATGCTAGGGATGACCTGTCTTTATATTTTTTCTTAACTTTGTCACTTATAGGAATGGCTTCTCCGTCGCCGTCGACCCTAAGGTAGGTTATCTCTGTTTCACAAACTGCTTTTTGTGTGCCATTGTATGGGCTGTGCCTGCGAGCTTCAAGTCTAATAATAATAGATGTGTTTCCAACACTTAAAACCTTACCATATATCTTGATAAGATGACCGGGTCTAACTGGTTTTTTAAAAATGCATTCTGCCATCTTTAGTGTCACCATTCTAGGTGTGTCACAGCACTGGCCTGCATATGCTCCACCTGCTTCATCGAGCCATGAAAGCATCACGCCTCCAAATAAATTACCGTGGACACCAATATTTTGCCCCTTGCATATGTGAGTTGAAATAAGCTCCATTTAAGTACTTATTCAAAGTCTATATCAACAGAAATCTTAATATTGAACTTTGGTACTCTCAGCTGATTTGCAAGACCGTGCTTTTTAGTCTCGTCGGGATCTAAAAACCAGTCAGCATGTCCTTTTTTATGCACGATTTTCAGAAAATAATCATCTCTCTTGCCACAGTTTCTTGCCATCATTGTGTAAACAATGTTGTTTAATCTCTCTGTTTCCTCAGCAGATGCCTTGAGCTCTTCGACCTTTCCCCTTTCCATTGATGATACGTCATGTATCATCACAGTGGCATTCGGATCCATAAATCTCATTCCATCTGTACCGAAGGAAAACAAGATAGCACCACAAGACATCGCCTTGCCCTCTACAATAGTTGCTATTGGTAATTCTGAATGCTTTACTGCGCTAATCATTGACATCAAGCTATAGACTTGACCGCCGTATGAATCAATTACGACTGGAATGACTTTTTGACCAGTGTTGTGAGCCTGTGCAATCTCCTGGCTAAATGTCTTTGCAGCATCTTCATCGAACTTATTGACTCGAATTATAACAGGATTTTTTCTTAGCTCAACTTCTTTTATTTCTGGTGATATTTCTGTTGTCCACTTCACACTTTTCTCACTTTAACCGCACTTAGAAGAACCGCACGATTTACATGTAACACATCCTTCCTGGTAAATAAGCGAACGTTCAGCATGACAGGTATCACAAACCTTATCCTCATGTGCTCTCTCACCATTCTTAATGTAACTTTTCAACACCCTTGCTACAACCCGAGAAAAAGAAAATAAATCAGCGTCCTTATCCTTTTGTAGCTGTTCAACAATGTAGTGAATTGGCGCACCGTGGCGTAATGCCAGTGAAATTGTTCTAGTAAACCCAGCATGATTGGGATTGTCAAAGACAGAAACAACATCTTTAATCACAAACTCATCACCATTTTTTCCAATTCTTAAATCGTATATAGAATTTTTTGTCTTTCTTGGGTGCTTAACAATAATTCCAAAAGAGTGTTTCTTTGGTATTTCAATGTACTTTTGGAGACCACCAATTACCTCATAAGGTCTTCCGCCGAGCAAGCCCACAAGGATTGTCCAGGCTTCACCCTTAATTGTGGCATGATGAATATTACAAGGTAGCTCACTGGGCCTGACGGGTGCATCGTGTGTTTTAAATCTAGTTTTCTTCTTTCGACTTCCTGAGACTAGCACACCAGATCTGCACCCATCTCGATAAACAGTCACACCTTTGCATCCGGATCTCCACCCCGTTATATAGATCTCCTTAACCGTCTCAACATCAGTATCAGTAGGAATATTTGTGGTATTTGAAATTGCATGACATACCCACTTCTGGGCAGCTGCTTGCATTCTTANCTTATTGATCCAGTTAATTTCATTGGCAGTAGATTTATGATACGGAGACTTAGATGGATCATCCTCATTTCCTGTGATATTCATCCACTGTTTGTACCCGTGGTGATACACATTATACTCCTGCCACTTGTCTCCGACATCATCGATAAAATCTACACTAGCATTGACATCCTGACCAGTTATTTTCTTTCTACGTATGTAGCTAAGAAGATATGCAGGTTCAATTCCGCTTGTTGTCTGCGTAAGGGTTGACACAGATCCTGCAGGAGCTGTGGTTGTCAATGCGATATTTCTACGTCCGTGTCGCTTACACATTTCATAAACGTCAGGTGCTGCCTTCCACACTCTGCGCAAAAACTCATGATCCTCTTCTCGTGAATGGTCATGAACTGGAAATGAACCCCTCTCTTCTGCAAGATGACATGAAGATCTATATGCATTAATGCACAGCGTCTTATAAATTTTTTCAACAATCTTAATAGACTTATCAGACCCATACTCAACTCCCAAAGAAGCGAGTGTATCTCCTACAGCAGTTACTCCTAATCCCGTGCGACGACCTTTGAGTGCCATATCCTTAATCTTTACCCAGAGATTTTTCTCAATTGCCTTGACCTCGTCGGTCTCCGGATCTGCATCAATCTTAGCCAAAATTTTATCGACCTGCTCAATTTCAAGATCAATCATATCATCCATGAGCCTTTGTGCTTTTTGAGTTACCTCAGACATACCCTCAAAATCAAATTTTGAATCTGAGCCATATGGATTTAAAACAAACGAAGATAGATTTATTAGCATTAATCTACATGAATCATATGGGCTCAAAATTATTTCACCGCAAGGGTTGGTTGAAGTTGACCCAAATCCAATATCTGCATAGGCATCAGAGGGTGTGAGATTGATTGCATTGTCCCAAAAGAGCAATCCAGGCTCTGCAGAAGCATGTGCTGACGAAACTATCTCATGCCAGATCTCTCTTGCATCATCCATTACAGTTATTTGTGGAGAATCTTCATCTACTGGAAAGCGTAACTCAACATCACTTCCCTTTTCCACTGCCTTCATAAATTCATCAGACAGTCTTATCGAAATATTGGCGCCTGTAACACGATCAAGTTTTCGCTTAATCTTAATAAAATCTCGAATTTGTGGATGATGGACAGATATTGTCAGCATTAATGCACCGCGTCTTCCACCTTGCGCGACTTCTCGACATGAATTAGAATATCTGTCCATAAATACTTCAATTCCATCAGTTGTCTTTGCTGCATTACCAGTCCCAAGACCCTTGGGCCGAATTGTGCTAAGATCAAAGCCCACGCCGCCTCGGCGCTTTGCAATCTGAACCAGCTCCTGATCTGTCTTTAGTATTCCGCCGTAAGAATCACGTGGAGACTCTATGACAAAGCAATTGGATAATGATTGAATAAAGTGATCATTTCCAATGCCTGACATCGGACTTCCCTGTGGAACAATATATGTGAAATTCTTGAAGAGGCTGTAGATTTCTTCTTCTGTCATTGGGTTGGGATACTTTTTCTCAATTCTGGCAAATTCTGAAGCTAAGCGTCGGTGCATATCATCAGGTGTGACTTCGAGATAATCTCCCTCCTTATCACAGAGAGCATACTTTGTCGCAAAAACATTTGCTGCAAGATTATCATCACCAAAATATTCCAAACTTCTTCTGATAACTTCATCAAACTCTGCCACAATTTCTCCAATTAAAACGGCCTTTAGCCTTCATTTATTTCTTTCCATTTGCTTCGCAGCAAACCTTTCATCGCGTCTCGGTCAGATGACATTATCTCATTCAAGGACATTTCAGCGTCTTCTTCTAAAATAACTAATTTAGACCTTGACGTATCGAGATTTATCGGAAACAAAATTCCATCTCGGCCCGCTCTATTTTTTGCAATGAATAGTCGACCAGCTCCCGAGGCCTTTTCTATTGGCTTACGAGAAAGGGATAATACAACATCTGCAACCATTGCCTTGCCATATGCCTCTGACATGTTCTCTAAACCCACCACTGAAGAATTTGCCGATTCTCGATTTGCCTGTGATGCTGTCCAAATCGGTATATTCATATCCATTGCCAAATTTCTCAATTCTTCATAAATCAATTTGAGCTCATGCCTTAAATTTTCATACTTTCTGGACGATCTCATGATGTCTGCGTAATCAATAATTATCAAACTTGGAGCAAAAGACTTGAGTAAAACCTTCTCAATATGGTTTCTCAAAGTCATCACAGAGGCAGACCCGGTTGGAAAGGACTTTATAATTAATCGACCCAAGTCTGATCCCTCATATTTCTTTAAAACTTCATCTTTTCGATCAATGACCTCATGGCTAGGAACATCTGTCAAGTTCGAATCATATCTCAATCCAACTGCTGTTTCTGACAACTCAAATGTGTAGTGAATTACATTCTTACCTACCCTTAATGCTTCACATCCTGTGTGAACCAGAAAGTGAGACTTGCCCACACCAGTGTTGGCAATGATCACGCCTATCTCCCCCCTTCCTAGCCCACCATTTAAAACTGTCTTCTTGTCAAGATGAGCTAATCCTGTCGGGCATGTTATTCTTGAAATCGTTTCAAATCTAGCACTAGCGTCTATAAAAAAATCATGACCAAGGCTCGAGGGAGTTCCTACTGCCAAGGCATCCTTCATTAAATCAACAACACATTCATATTTGTCTGTAGAAACCATTTCAACCGCTTTTTCAAGTGCTGCTCGAAGTGCCTGTTTCCGACAAAAATCAAGTGTCTTATCTTTTACAAATTGTAAGTCTCCAACATCAGGATTCGTCTTAATTCGGTGCAGAAAATCTACGATCTGATCTCGTAAGAGAATGTCTGCACCCTCCTTTAGATCATCTCTCACTATTGTTATAAGCAGAGAGAGTGTCGGAAATGCCTTGTATTTTAGATAATAGTTGAAATATCTCTCAGTAAGATACCTGAGATATTTTACATCAAAGTACTCCGGAGTCATCATCTCAGTCATTTGTGCTGACCATTTTTGATCAGTCAAAAAACACTGAAAAATCTTTTCTTCGAAGCTTTTTCCGTACTGTTTAAAGTGTGCAACAGGCATTAAGATTTCTTTGTGCTGATGTAATTTAGAGCCAAAAATACTCTATCAACATTAAATGTCTGAATGCCTTCGTGCAAAAACATTCTCATCATCTGCATTTTATTCTTGGTTGGGCTGAAAGTATCAACAGTTTCGTTTATTCTTTTAATTTGCGATGCAGCAAGGTTAGAGGTGTCTAGATAAATTAGCTTCCAGTTTCTCTCTATTTTCGCCTTCGAACTAATAATGCTTTGAAAAACCTTCACCTTACTACCTTCCTGAATAGCTTTTTCAGCTTGCTCAACTATCTGATTGACATTTATGCTTTGCTTTCCAGCTAGATCTGGAAATCTCTTGGCCACAGTTTTAAACCCAGCACCTTTTACTCCGTCTATATTGTCTGATGTGTCACCACAGATTGATTTTGCTAGACAAAAATTGGTAGGTGATATTTTAAACTTTTCTGTAACCTCCTTTGAGGTTACCATCTTTTTCCATGTGGGTGAGTAAATAATAGTCTTGGAGTCTAGAAGTTGGTAAAAATCATGATCAGATGAAACCACAAGCTTTCTCTTATTTGGAAACTTATATCGACACAGGTACCCTATAACATCGTCTGCTTCACACTCTGGAACGTAGATCTGGCAAATAGGGATATTTCCAATAAGTGAGACCAGAGTTGAAATTTGATGATTTCTATTTTGGACTGTATCAGGCAGGTCTTTCTCATAATACCTGTTAAGCTTTGCGGGTCTCCTGTG